TCGAACTGTAGGGCCCCGACCAATGTATTTACTTAAGAGAGAGTATGCAAAGGTTGGAGCTGGCAGGGACGTCTTGCTGACTTTTGCTAACAGACACTCCAAACGCTACGGAGTTACCCAAGGTGGTATTAGGTTTGTGCGTACTTCTCAAGTATCATCAGGTGATGGTGATACTTCAGCAGGTAATTCACGAATCCACCTTGTGCTGCTAGAAGCATGTCAATGTGTAAAAGCAGCAATGGTATCTGGCGATGATGCCTTGGTTTTTACCAAGAACATATCGGGCGTTGAAGACTGTTACAGAAGTGGTAGATTCACTCCAGTGCTTAACACTAGAGAAATTGATTTTTGCAGTGGTCTATTTTATCCTACCAATAATGGGACCGTGCTTGGTCCTAAGATTGGTAGAGTATTGGGTAAGACTTTCCATAGTATGTATAAATCACCTAACGGTGACTACATGCCATGGTTACGCGGTGTATGTTTAAGCATGAAAATGTCTTGCACATTCGTCCCAATACTCAGGGTGCTGATACCCCGTTTGCTTGAACTAGCTGGTTCAGGCAAGGTATATCGGGAGCACAGTCACCAATATAAATCAATGGCCATTACGAGCCATGAGGTTTGCGAGGAAACTTGGTCTTTCATGATTGAAAGGTATGACTTAGATGAGACAGACATCTTAGCCATTGAATCCGAGTTGCAAACTGCCCAATTAGGCTGGACTTATAATCCCGCACTGATAGGTATTATAGAACGTGACTTATAACTAACTACGCTTGCGTGGTTTTCTTTATGTTAGCATTGTAACATGGTTCTTCAACCTATAAACATCTGGTGTTATTTTGACATGTAGAGTGGTCGAAAGATTTGTTATAACCGTGGTGGTACCTCCCACCAAAACCCTAACTCAGTTCTGTTGTGACGATGAACTGAAAGAATTTACAACTCTTGGGTAGTTAGTATGCGATAGGCTAGTTAAACATATATCGCAATTCACACATACCTTAATTG